CTTTCTTGACTAGTCCTATTGGAAGACATTCCATTCAGTCTGGAAAAGAATTTATTAAAAAGGGAAAATGGATACCATAGGAGGATTGCAGTGGTTTTATCTAATACTGCAACTCCTATCTACTATGCACAATTTCGTGAGCAAGTACTTCGTGGAGAAATTCCCGTAAATCGTGAAATTTCTATGGAGATGAATCGTATTGATACTTTGGTTAAAGATCCAGAAATGTGGTATGATTCAGATGCAGTCGAAGGTTTCATAAAATATTGTGAATGGGAACTTACCTTAACTGATGGTTCTGATTTACATTTGCTTGATTCGTTCAAACTTTGGTCTGAGCAAGTGTTTGGTTGGTATTATTTCATAGAAAGAAATGTTTTTCAACCAGGAGAGAATGGTGAACCTGGTGGATACGTTCATAAACGTGTTAAGAAGCGACTCACAACAAAACAATATTTAATTGTCGCAAGAGGCGCAGCAAAATCTATGTATGCTTTTTGTCTTCAGGCATTTTTTCTTAATGTGGATATTTCTACTACTCACCAAATTACTACAGCTCCTACAATGAAACAAGCAGAAGAAGTATTATCTCCGTTCAGAACAGCAATTACCAGAGCAAGAGGACCTCTGTTTAGATTTCTAACTGAGGGTTCCATTAGAAGCACATCTGGCCCAAGCGCCATGAGACAAAAATTGGCTTCTACTAAAAAAGGAATCGAGAATTTTTTAACAGGTTCACTTCTTGAAATTCGTCCAATGGCTATTAATAAGCTTCAAGGTTTAAGACCAAAAATTTCAACTGTCGACGAATGGTTGTCTGGTGATTTAAGAGAAGATGTCGTTGGAGCGATTGAACAAGGCGCTTCAAAAATGGAAGATTATTTAATTATTGCTATTAGTTCTGAAGGAACTGTAAGGAATGGTTCCGGAGATACGATTAAGATGGAACTCGCTAATATTCTAAAAGGTGAGTACCAAGCTCCACATATTTCTATTTGGCATTATAAACTTGATGATATAGAAGAAGTTGCACAACCTGAAATGTGGGTTAAAGCTAATCCTAACATAGGAAAAACAGTTACCTATGATGTATATCATCTTGATGTCGAAAGAGCTGAAAAAGCTCCAGCAGCTAGAAATGATATCTTAGCAAAGCGTTTTGGTATTCCAATGGAAGGATACACTTATTTCTTCACATATGAAGAAACATTGGTTCATCCTTCACGAGATTTTTGGACTACCCCATGTTCTCTTGGTGCCGACCTTTCCCAAGGCGATGACTTCTGTGCTTTTACTTTTCTATTTCCTCTATCCAATGGTTCTTTCGGTGTCAAGGTTCGAAGTTATATTACTTCATTAACTTTAATGAAACTTCCTGGTGCTATGAGAGCTAAGTATGAAGAATTTATCCATGAAGGAAGTCTTCATATTATGGAAGGAACAGTTCTAGACATGATGGAAGTTTATGATGACTTGGACGGGTTTATTCAAGAGTCTCAGTATGACGTCCGTAGTTTTGGGTTTGATCCATATAATGCTAAAGAATTTGTTATCAGATGGGAAGCTGAGAATAGTGCCTTTGGAATAGAGAAGGTAATTCAGGGAGCTAGAACAGAGTCAGTTCCTCTTGGTGAATTAAAGCTTCTTGCTGAAGAGCGAATGCTTTTGTTTGATCAGGAACTTATGTCATTCGCTATGGGTAATGCGGTCACTTTAGAAGATACAAATGGAAATAGAAAGCTTCTAAAGAAACGTGCAGAAGAAAAGATCGATAATGTTTCTTCCACCATGGATGCTTATATTGCATACAAGGCAAATAAGGAAGCTTTCGAATAGGGGTAGAAGAATGGACCAAAAGATTACTCAAGCAACAGTTATTTCAGGAGTTCCGAAAGCTCCAGATCAAGCAACATTTTCACTTTCTCTTTTTGATGTAAATGGGGTTCCGATCGACTTTACTGCTCGTGAAGATCCTACAGGTTCCGGTATTATTCTTACTGGACTTAATTTACCTAGTGGTTCAACAGATCCTGTTGTGGATACAGATAGTGTTAATGATGCTGTCGCTAAACTTCAAGCACAACTTGATGCTGCTACAGCTCGTCTCGATGCTCTCGAGACTCCTTAATTAACTTCCTATTGGCTAAATAAACGCCAAAAGGAGGTGATGACTTTTGGCCATTTTTTCGAGAGTAAGACAAGCTTGGAATGCGTTTCGAAATCAAGAAGATGCAATAACAGTTGTTGGATCAGATTCTTTTTCTAATAGTAGATCTCCATCAAGAGCTCGACGTCATTATTCTAATGAACGAACAATTATTTCGTCGATCTACACAAGAATTTCAGTTGATATGTCTGGTGTTGAATATCATCATGTGAAGGTCGATTCTCAAAATCGATATGAAAGCGATCAAGAATCAGATTTTCAAAATTGTTTAACTATTCAACCAAACATTGATCAAGCACCACGAGCTTTTAGGCAAGATATTGCTTTAACACTTTTTGATAAAGGTGTTGCTGCTCTTGTTCCTGTTGATACTACAGTAGATCCAATGACGGGTGTAATTTTAGACATTCAATCAATTCGTGTTGGTGAAATTATAGCATGGTATCCAAGACATGTTCGAGTTAGTGTATACAATGAAGCAATTGGACAACGGCAAGAAATTTTGCTAGAGAAACGTTTTGTTGCAATTATTGAGAATCCATTATATTCAGTTATGAATGAGCCTAACTCAACTCTTCAACGACTTATTAGAAAATTAAATCTTCTTGATGTTGTTGATGAACAATCGGCTTCTGGTAAACTCGACATAATTATTCAACTTCCTTATGTGATCAAATCTGAAGCAAGACGTGCTCAAGCAGAACAACGGCGAAAAGATATTGAATTCCAACTTAAGGGAAGTCAGTACGGAATAGCCTATTCAGATGCTACTGAGAAAATTACTCAACTTAATCGACCTGCTGAAAACAATCTTATGACTCAGGTCACTTATCTTATAAATTTGTTGTACACACAACTTGGACTTACAGAAGATGTCATGAATGGTACAGCAGATGAAAAGACAATGCTCAACTATGAAAATAGAACAGTTGTGCCTCTTGTTGATGCTGTTCTTGAAGCCATGCAGAGAACTTTTATTGGGCGACGAAGAATGACGGAAGATTTTGAGCGAATTCTATACTTTAGTAATCCGTTCAAGTATGTTCCAATTGGTCAACTTGCAGATATCGTTGATAAGTTTACTAGGAACGAAATTCTTAGTAGTAATGAGATTAGAGGATTTATGAAGATTGCTCCTTCAGCTGATCCTAAAGCCGATAAACTTCAAAACAGCAATATGCCTCAAACAGATGCGCAAGGTGTTCCAGTGGATCAATCTGTTCAACAAACATCTGGAGATTTGGCACAATCGGCTCTTGATGAAGTTGATGTTGCAATAGAAAAGATTTTTAAAGATCTTGGAGCTTAATATGAGTGAACTAAGACACAAAGCTCTTTATGATCCAATTAAAGCTCATCAATATTATCTTTTAAAACGCCAACTTAAAGGAAGACAATCTTCGGCGCAAAAACCTCAGACTAAAGTTGGTAGATCTAAAGCTATTACTGTATTGAAACAAAAACCAAATGTAATTGCTCCCTCAAAACATAAACCAAAAACTAAAGAGCAACAACGTAAAGAAGTTGAAGCTAGAGTAAAACATTTAAAGACTCAATTAGCAGCTCTTCATATAGTTTTGAGGCAGTTAATTAATAAGGCACAAGGCAGAACTGTTGTTGATGCCCAAGGGAAACCCGTAGCTAATCCTTCTGTAAAAAAAAGTTCTTCTACCGGTTCAACACATTTAACAACAGCTCAAAAGAGAGAAGCCGTTAAACGATCAGCAGATTATCGTAAGAAACATCCTCAAAAGCTTTCTATTCAAGATCAAGAAAAACAATTGAAGTTTCAGATTGTTGAAGCTCAAATGAAAATTGCGAAAGCTAGAGACGATTTAAGGGCTTCAGTTCTTAAAGCTAGAGAAAAGGTAAAGAATCGATAAGAACTTACAACAATCAGGTGCATAGTTGAAAGGTTTTCAAAATGGAAGCGGATTTTAGCGGATACGCCACAAAGGCGAGGCTAAAATGCACCGATGGACGAGTAATTGAGCCTGATGCTTTTAAGCACCAGGACACGATGAAGGTTCCTCTCGTTTGGCAGCATGGTCACAAAGATCCTGAAAATGTTTTGGGTCATGCTATTCTTGAAAACCGTGCAGATGGTGTTTATTGCTACGGTTTCTTCAACGATACTGGGAAGGCATCGCACGCACGCTCGATGGTTGAGCACAAAGATGTCACTATGATGTCTATTTGGGCTAATGATCTTATTGAGCGTGCAAAGCATGTTCTTCATGGTGTTATTCGTGAGGTCAGTCTTGTCCTGTCAGGCGCCAATCCTGGTGCAGTCATTGAAAATGTAACTCTTCGACACTCTGATACTGAAATCGAAGAGCTTGATGATGAAGCAATTATTACTACAGGCCTTAGTTTCGAACATATTAATAAGAGTACTAAGAATATCGAAACTAAAGAAGAGAAAGAAGAAGACGATATTGAGCATGCCATCGGTGATATGACTGTTCAAGAAGTTTACGATTCCCTTTCGCCAGAGCAAAAGGATGTTGTGCATTTCTTGATTGGTCAGGCTCTTGAGGACGCAAATTCTTCGATTGCCCAGAGTGATCTTAATAATAATGATGATGAAGAAAAAAAGGATGATGACCAGGATACCGAGAAAGGGTCCGAAGAAATGAAGCACAACGTATTCGAGGACAAAAAGGAAGACGAGAATCCTCCTTACGTTCTTTCTCACGAAGATATCGGAGGCATTGTTGCTGACGGTATGAAGCGTGGTTCATTGAAGGAAGCCGTAGAGGATTTCGCACTTCAGCACAGTATTGTCGACATCGACGTGCTCTTTCCGGATGCTCAGGCACTCAACAACGTCCCCGAATTCCTCACACGGAGGATGGATTGGGTTAAGGGTTGGTTGTCGTCCACTAGTAAGAGCCCGTTCAGCCGCATCAAGAATATGTGGGCTGATATTTCCGAGGATGAGGCTCGTGCAAAGGGTTACATCAAAGGCTCTTTGAAGCTTGAAGAGTTTTTCGGAGTTGCAAAGCGTACTACTGCTCCGACGACAGTTTACAAGAAGCAAAAGCTTGACCGTGATGATGTCATTGATATCACTGACTTCGATGTTGTTGCTTGGCTCAAGGCAGAGATGCGAGTTATGCTCGACGAGGAAATTGCTATTGCTGCTTTGATTGGTGATGGTCGTAACCCTGCTTCTGCTGACAAGATTAATGAGCAGTGTATTCGTCCTATTATCAGTGAACACGAACTGTTTGTTACTACTCTTCATGTCAACATGTTGGATGCTAGCTCTTCGATTCAAGAGTTTATTGATCTTCTTGTCACGAAACGTTCAGCATATAAGGGTACTGGTCTTCCGACTATGTACACGACTGAGACCATTATTGCTAAGTTCCTTCTTTTGAAGGACAGTCTTGGCCGAGTTATTTACCGTGATCTTACTGAGGTTGCTACGCAGCTTCGTGTTGCGGAAATTGTTCCGGTTGAGGCAATGGAGCGTGACGCAACAATCGTTGCTATTCTAGTTAACCCAGTTGACTATGTTTATGGTGCAACTCGTGGTGGTGAAGTTAGTCTATTCGACGATTTTGACATTGACTACAATCAGCAGAAGTATCTTATTGAGACTCGTTGCTGTGGTTGCTTGACCAAGCTTGGTTCAGCAATTGTGGTTAAGGCTCAGGCTTCTGCTGACGCTCTTGTTGTTCCTAATGCTCCGACTTATGTTCCTGCAACTGGTGTTGTTACTATTGTTGCTACTACAAACGTTGTTTACAAGAACGCCGATACTGGTGCAACGATGGCGACTGGTGCACAAGCAGCAATTCCGGTTGACTCTACTGTCAATATTGTTGCGGTTCCGAACACTGGTTTCTACGTCTCCGATTCGGATGAAAGCTACTGGACCTTTATTCGTCACGCCTAATTAATATGAGGAGTTGAGATGGCACGATTTTATGGACAGGTTGGATACGGTGAAACTGTAGAAGCAACTCCAGAATCTGGAGTTTGGGAAGACAAAATCACCGAAATCCCCTATTATGGCGATGTCATTCGCAATTCAAGAAATTTGGAAAGCGGTGATAAAGCTAACCCAGACATCACTGTTGATAATAGAATCAGCATTGTCGCCGATCAATATGCCATCGAACATTTCTTTAACATCAAGTATGTGAGATGGGCGGGGGTTCCTTGGACTGTTACTAATGTAGAAGTTCAACGCCCTCGTCTCATCTTACAACTTGGAAGCGTTTACAATGGTCCAACGACTGATATCGTTGTTACAGCGGCATCAGCGTCGAACATGAAGGGTGATCTAGAGTGAGTAAGCGGCAAGATCTTCAAAACATCTTGGTAGCTTTGCTTGGATCATCGAATGTATATTTTCAGCCACCAGAATCTATTAAATTGATTTATCCATGTATTATTTATAGAAGAGATTCAGCAAGAACTATATTTGCTAATGATTCTCCTTATAAAAATACAAAACGTTATCAAATTACCGTTATTGATGGAAATCCTGATAGCGGAATTCCAGATAAAGTGGCTAAACTTTCTTTATGTTCGTACGATCGATCTTTCAGTGCTGATAATCTGAACCACGATGTTTTTAACCTTTTCTTTTAGAAGGGAAACTTAGCAATGACGAAACTTTCATGGGACGACGTAGGAGAGCGTCTTTATGAAACTGGTGTAGACAGGGGAGTATTGTTTATCCCCAATGGGAGCGGCATTTATGATGACGGTGTTGCTTGGAATGGTCTTACGACTGTTACTGAGAAACCGTCTGGTGCCGATGCAAACCCTCAGTTTGCAGATAATATCAAGTATCTCAACTTGATTGCTGCTGAAGAGTTTGGTGCAACGCTTGAAGCGTTCACTTACCCAGATGAGTTTGCCCAGTTTGATGGTCTTGCAACTCCTCAACCAGGAATTGTTGTTGGCCAGCAATCTCGTAAGACGTTTGGTCTTTGTTACCGGACTAAACTTGGAAATGATCTTGACGGATCGGATCACGGATACAAACTTCACCTTGTATATGGGCTTCAAGCAGCTCCGTCTGAAAAGGCTTATGCCACGATCAATGATTCACCTGAGGCGCTTTCATTTAGTTGGGAACTTACTTCTACTCCCGTTTCCGTTACCAGTCTTAAGCCTACTTCATTGATTGTTGTTGACTCAACTGTAGTTGGCCCTACTGCTTTGGCTGCTCTTGAGTTGGCACTTTATGGTGATGTGGGTATTGATCCGGCGTTGCCTCTTCCTGATGCTGTTATTGCATTGTTTGCAGGCAGTATTACTGAAGTTACGGCTAATGCCCCGACTTATGTTAGT